CTGGGGTACGCATTACCCAGCAAGCAATTTACGCCAAGCAACTTGAGCATGGGGAAACCCTTGTCAAGATACTTGAGAAGCTCGACCACTTAGACGAAGTTCCAAACCGTCTTCGGGAAGTAGAACTAACCCTTGCCCGGTTAGCGTGGATTGAAAAGATTGCTTACACCGGACTAGCCGCAGGAATCACCGGACTAGCTTCGGCTCTATTTTCTCTTCTTGTAAAATAGAACTATGCGTTTTCCTTTTGACAAGCCAATCCCAAGAATCTCTTCGCCTTATGGCTGGAGGATTCACCCGATAGACAAGGTTCGTCGCCACCATAACGGCGTCGATTACGCGGTTGAAATTGGTCGCCCGGTTCGAGCTATTGCTAACGGAAAAGTAATCTACGCTGGGCCTTCAACAATCAAGTTCCCTAACGGTGAACCTGCGGGGGCTGGATACATTGTTCGACTTAGCCACAAGATAAACGGGGAATGGATTACCTCGTCTTACTACCACTTGAAAAAGGGTTCTATAAAAGACGCAGAAATAAAAGTTGGGGACTTAGTTATCGAAGGTGAAAAGTTGGGGGAGTCTGGAAACACCGGAGAATCTACCGGGCCACACCTTCACTTCGAGATTCAGCGCGGGAAGCGATACATCTACACAAACAACGGAACCCGTTTTACCGAACCGACTAGCTACATAAAAACCCAAATAGCTCTAGACAAACTAAAGTGAAAATCTTCGACGCTCTAATGCTTCTTCGGGAACAAGAAGGCGAAGACAGTTCTGGCCCGTCTTGGAAGTATCGCAGGAAGCTAATCTACGGCGGTTATCGCTTGGGCTTCGTTATGATTATCTTCGGAATGGGAACCTTCTTCTTTGACAAAGAAGTATCCGTCCAGCTAGTAATCGGCGGGGTAGCTCTTATCTCTATTATTCTTACCGCGTACACGGCGTCTGCTACCTTTGAAGACGTGAACCTCTACAAGAAAGAAGAAGAATAATGTTGAACCTAGCTCCGCACACTCGTAAATGGATTTATGGAATTGTCGCCGCAACCGTCCCGCTACTAATTAGCTTGGGAACAATCACCACCGAACTAGGCGCGCAGATTCTAAACGTCGCCGCAGCTCTACTAGCAATCGGTGGTTCGGCCCTAGCGATTACTTACGTCCCCGACGAAGAGTAACGCTCCGCTTCAGTAGTGCCTCCCCAAATCCCCGCAACCCGGGTGGACTTGGCATAGTCCCGGCATTGTACCCTAACTGGGCAATTCTGGCAGATACCTTTGGCTATTTCTTCTACTAATTTCTGGCTGATTTGGCTTGCTTCTTGGGCGAAGAACACGTCCGGCAGTTCTTCGCACTCGACGGAACCGACCTTCCGAATCGCTTCGTGAAGTTCTAGGTAATTGCGCTCAATTCCCAATAATTGTCGTAGGGTAGTCATAGTCTAACCCTAAAGGAAAGTCAGACCGAAAATGGCAAGAAAGGGAAAAATGATTAGCAAGCTAGAACTAAAGGAATTAGGGGACGCAGTATTCTTAGGCGACTTCGAATCTGGTTCCCCGGAGTGGCATGAACTAAGAAACGAAGACGCAGCCGTGGGTGGTTCCGATATTGGGGCAATCGCAGGACTCTCTCCGTTCGAGAGCCAAATTACAAAATGGGCCAAGAAGACCAAACAAATCCCGGACAACTTCGAACCGTCTATGGCTATGCGACTTGGGACTAAATTAGAATCTCCAATCCTAGAAATCTTCGCCGAAGAACACCCAGACTACGAAATCTTCACGACCGGAACTTGGGCGCATAAAGAATTCAATTGGCAACGCGCTAATCCGGACGCGCTCTATCGTAAGCCGGACGGAACTTGGGGCATTATCGAAGTCAAGTTCTCACGCGATTACTGGAGCGAAGTCCCGCAACATTACCGGGCGCAGGTGCTTTGGTATATGAACGTCTTCGCAATTCAAGAAGCGGTTCTTGTTGCTCTAGCAGGTTCCAGCTATCAAGAATTCGAAGTCGAGTGGGACACGTTCGAAGCGACCTCACTAATCGCTGCGGCTTATCGCTTCAGGGAATCAGTTCTGAATAACAAAATGCCGGACTGGGACGGAAGCAATTCAACCTTTGAAACAATCCGAGCTATGAATCCTAAAATCGAAGACGGAGAAGAACACCTAGACGAACTGGGCGTTCATTACTTCGAAGCTCTAGGCGACTTCGAAAAGGCAGAGAAGAAACTTACCGAACTAAAGAGTCGAGTCCTATCGGCTATGGGCGGAAAGAAAAAGGGAATCGTCTACGGCGAACACGCGATTAGCTTGCGCGCCCGGGGAATGGGAAACCCTTACTTACACAATGAGAAAGGAAAGAAGTAAATGGCACAATTCAATCTAAACGAATACGAAACAGTCGAGGAAAGACACGCAAGAGCAATAGCGGAGTATCCAGACCTTCGGTGCGTAATTGTCAATCACACAACACCGCAGGATAGAGCGGTTGGAACTTGGGTAGTCGAAGCTCGCGTGTATCTAAACGCTGAAGACCAAGAACGCGAACTGCCAAAAGCTAGCGAATGGGCTTTTGAAGTAGACGGCGTGGGAATGGCTAACAAAACTTCAGCTTTGGAAAATGCGTGTACGTCCGCGCTCGGAAGAAGTTTACGTTGGGCATTAGGCGGTTCTAAAGGCCCGTCAAAACAAGAAATGGAAAAGGTTGCTCGCGGGCAGACTCCTAAACTACCGACACGTCAATTTCTAGACGAAGCCGAAGCATTAGGTAAAGACATAGACAAGTTGCGACTGCTCTATTCAGAAGCTAAGACGGCGAAGGCTTCCGAAGAAGTGCTTGGGAGAATCAAAGAACTAGCAGCGTTGGCGAGCGCATAATGGAAACCCCCGGTCAAATCGTCGAAGAGCTTCAGCGCATAAGTAAAGAAATGGAGAAGGGTGCTTCGGCGCTCTATGACGCAGAAGTAAAACTAGCGGACGCTGAAGCAAGCTATGACAAGTCAGTTTCCCTTTCCTTCTTGAATAGTCAAGGCACGGTAGCAGACCGTCAAGCCGTAGCAAAGCTCCAAGCGGTAGACGAAAAGCTAAAAGCCGACCTAGCCCGAGCTGAATTCAATCGGGTAAAAATGAAGATGAAAGTCCTATCGGATACGGCCACAATGACCGCCGTTATTAGCCGTAACGTAGAACTCCAATGGCGGAGCTAGACTAATGGGCGGAGGATTGGCGAGCTATGAAGATTCGGGAGAAGTGTTCTTGCGGCGCAAGTTTTCAAGCGTCCGGGGACGAAGCTACTCAGCTCTACAAGAACTGGATTCGTCGCCATTCCTGCCCGGCTCCAACGCAAGAAGAGATTCTCAATTTCAGAGATACGGACAGCTCTTCAACAATCGGATTCTCCGCAGACTATTCGGGGACTGGCTTAGACCTACCCGCAAAGAAATATGACCCGTGGGAAGATGAATAAAAAAGAGTTCCAAAAATACTTAGACCGAGATAAGGCTTGCCCTTGTTGCGGTTCCACCGGGCAAGAACTCATTCCACAACACCGAGCTAATCGAGGAATGGGCGGAAGCAAAGAACGCAATCGCCCGTCCAACATCATTGTTTTTTGTTCGTATTCGAACGGGCTAATGGAATCGCAATCAGGCTTCGCAGCTAAGGCACGGACGCTAGGTTGGAAGCTCTACTCACATCAAGACTCGGCAGAAACTCCGGTGCGCCTATGGGACGGTTGGCACTTGCTAGACGATAATTTTGGAAAGGTTCCAACGAACCAACCAGACTGAAAGGAAAAAATGGCTGGATACGAACCACGCTTTGACGTGGACTTTACACGGGGACGAATAGGGGAAGAACTTGTCGAAACTTTTTTGGCTGACCTAATCGGCAAGAAGATAGAAGTCAAAACTGATTATCGAGTAAACGAAACGGGAAACGTCTATGTTGAAACGTGGCAGTATTCGGAACCCGACGCTTCGGACAAGAAGCAATCGGGCATAAACGTAAGCGAAGCTGAATACTATTGCTTTGGCTCACCGCTTGGGGAAGGATTCGTAATGGTCAAAACCAGCGTCCTAAAGCAATTCATAAGCAACACGAACCCCCGGGAAGCTAGACAACCAATCGCTTCAAAGGCAACAAAGGCTTCAATCGGGCGACTGATTCCGCTGGCTGATTTGTTGGCTAGTATCGGACTAGCTAAGAAAGGGAACTAATGCCGCTGATTCGGGGACATCACTCATTCGACGACCACTTCACTCAGATACCGAACGACTGGTTGCGCGACTCTAGAATTTCGCTCGGAGCTAAAGGACTTCTAGCCCAGCTTCTTTCACACGCTCCGGGCTGGAGAATTAGTCAAGAAAACCTAGCCTTCGCTAATGGAGTTGGACGCGACGCAATTCGAACGCTGATAAACGAACTGCTCGAAGCTGGGTATCTAATGCGCTCCGAAGACCGGGAGAGAAACGAAAAAGGTTATCTAGGTGGATACACCTACACCACGCAAGACCCGTCGGGCGAACCTACGTTGGATAAGCCTACGCAGGATAATCCGCTACATAAGAACAACATCTCTAAGAAGAACAACTTAAAGAATAACGAGAGAATATATAGCGATTTAGAATTTGATTCTTTCTGGGAAAGCTATCCAAAGAAGGTAGACAAAGGCGCAGCCCTGCGAGCATTCAGAAGAGCAATTAAGAATCTAGACCCAGCCGTTGTAATCGCAGGAGCTAAGGCTTACGCTGAAGACCCGAATCTACCGGAGAAACAATTCATAAAGAACCCGGCTACTTGGCTAAACGCTGAAGCTTGGGCAAATGGGCCACTACCGAAACGCAAGACAACTGACTCGAAAGCTTTGGAGGAATGGGCGAATGACTAAGAGCGAACTCAAAGAGCTTATGGAATACCTAAGCGCAATCGACAACCGACAACTGACCGCTGAGAAGCTTCAGGTTTGGTTCGACCTAATCGGATACCTAGACTTCGCCGAAGCTAAGACTGCGGTAATCGAAGCCCAGCGCGACGATTCAATTAGCTACGTCGAAGCCAAGCACGTTATCGCCTACGCTCAGCGAATCAAGGAAAAAAGAAAAGCTGAAGCAACCCGGGCAACTTCTTACACCGAAGAAAGAAAGGGAACTCCGCAACCAAAATGCGCTCACGGTATCGGTCTTCTAAGTTGCGACCCTTGTTGTCGAAACGCAGCGATTCAAGCGGGGCTGATACGCTAATGCGGTGGAAGAGAACGAAGCGATATGTAACCGTTGCGGGCATATTTGGCGCGTCAAAATGGACGAACCTAAAACTGGAGTCCGGTGCGCCGATTGTCGAATGGGCCAGTCGCTCATTGTCAAATATGGGAATACTAAGTGTCTTCCGTGGCAAGGCGACTTCGACGACGAAACCCTTTCGAAGCCAATCTACGAAGGGCTTCCAGTTCTCCCCGGGATTCGGAACTGTGGTCATCTCGACTGCGTCAATCCTGAGCATATAAAAAAGTCCTAACTAACTGTTAGGGTAGAAAAAAAGAAAGGTGGAAACACTATGGCAACAGTAGAAGTAAAAGGCGAAATCGTTGGACTGGTCTTTGGAAACAAGGGCGTCCAGATTCTCGAAACCTTCAAATCTAAAGACGGCGAAAAGCGCGACGCAAGATACACCGCTTGGCTAGACACTCCGACTTCGACTCTTCAGGTCGGGCAGAAAGTATCCGCTCGCGGTCTGCTCTCAGCGGCAATCGGAAACTACAAGAACAAAGAAGGCGAAGACAAGACCGTAGTAAATCTGTCAATCAACTTCGCAACAATCAAACTCGACGCTTCCGAAGCTCCGGGAATGGTTCCGACTCACGAAGACGCTCTGCCGTTCTAATGTTTATCCGTTGGCTAGTCCCCGTTGCGTCCGGAATTTTATTTGTGGAGTTCGCTTCCGAATCTTCCGGCTTCCTACACGTGACGGGGCTAGTCTTCGGTCTTTTCTACCTTTGGGCAGGGATTACCGAAGCTTGGAATCAATATGTCGTCAACTGAATTACTAATCGAAGTCTTTGGCGACCCGGCTTCTCAGGGTTCGCACTCCCTAATCAACGGACGAATTGTTCAAGTCAATTCTGCTAAGCACAAGCGTTGGAGAAATGCCATCGTCTTCGCAGCTCTCGACCTAATACCCGAAGGCTGGAAACCGATAGATAGCCCGGTGGAGCTTTCGGTCATCTTCTACCTCCCCCGTCCGAAGACGGCGACCCGGGAGTTCCCTTCCGTAATGCCCGATTTGGACAAGCTCATTCGTTCGGTCGGTGATTCTTTGACCACGGCAGGAATCTACGTTGACGATTCCCGGATAGTCCGGCTAACAGCTACAAAGCTCTACGCCGACCATAGAGGCCCGGGAGCCTTGATACGGGTAAACACTCTACCCGAGTCCTAAAAACCCGCCTACGGGCGTTCTACGGCCCCAAATCTATCGAACACCCGTTCGAACTACCCTGAATTATAACGATTTGGTAACATTCCCAGAAATTTCTCAAAATCTGCCGAAATTGGTAGAAATTCCCGAAAATCTATGGTTAGCTATTACTAACCGGAAAGGCCGGGGCGACGAAAGGGAAGCAAAATGAAGGAAGCAAGAATAAAGACCAGCGAGATTCAGGACGCAGCTCAGGCTTACATAGCTTCAGGATTCAACGACGACGCTATGCGCCCGCTAATGAACCTAATGTCTTGGCAGACCGCTTACATTCAGAAAAGATTCTGGAAAATTGTAGACACCGCAGCTCGCAACGCGGTCAAAGAAGGAAAAGCAAAATACGAAGCAGAAAGGGTGGACGCGTAAGCGTCCCCCGGAAGGAAAGGGAAAAGAAATGAACCTAAAGCTAACAGCCAAAGAGCTAGACAGAATTCTTAGTGCGTTGAACTATCAGTCCGAATACTTTTTTACTTCGGACGTTGTGGAGGAATACGGCTGGGAAAAAGAAGTAGTAGCAGTTGAATCTCTTATCGAAAAGCTAGAAAGGGCAGAGTACGTCAAATGACCAACCTAACAATTCTCGACCACTTCGAGAGAGCCGACGACGAGTTCGTGATTATCGGATTCACCCGGGGCAAGAACAATCAGTTCGTTTATTGCGTCGAGATTCGCAACGGAGCAGACCATTTCTTCGAGCATTACACTTCGCTCGACGGAGAACTAAACAAGCGACTAGCGCACGACAAGTTCGACGAATTCGTAGACAAGTTCTCATTCCCAAAGGTGCGTGTCTAATGAAACTCTTTGGATTCTTTATTCTTTTCGCAGCTATCTTGGCTGGCAGTTGGAAGCTTCAGGAAACGAACTTGCTTCTTGGATACACTCTCGGAGTCTTCGGGTTTCTCGGAACGACTATCTTCTTCGTCGATTACCTAGCAAGGAAGTATCTCTAATGGGAATCGAAAGTCTTGCGCTTGTAATCTTCGCTTGGCTTATGGAGCTGAGCAGATTCCTAGAAGATAACGCAGGACTTCTATTCTTTACTTCCCTTCTTCTTGTTCTTTGGCTTACCGGGGTTATCACCGTAGTTCGACGCTGGAGGTCAGAATGAACGAAGTTGAATTTGTTCTCCGCCGGATTCTAAAAGTCGGACACGAATACGCAAAGGAGCAGAGCGCAACAAGAAACGACAATCCAGCTCTCGGACTCTACCGATACACCGCCCAGCTTCAATTACTTAACTACCTAGAAAATCAGTTCTTGGAAAGGACAACAAATGACAAGCAAGACTAACCCGGCAATCGAGTTCGGAAACGACGACTTCAATCCGAACCAATTCAGCTACCAGACCGCTCAGCAAGACGGAATTCTTATGGGCCGTCTTCTTATGCGGGACGAAGTTCTTCGCCTAATCAAAGCGACGAACCCAGTTCCAACTAAAGCGGTAGCAAAGATTCTCGACCTAGTGGAAGGACTTAACGCTGATGTTTACGCTTCTGAAACTGCCCGTTGAAACGCTAGACGCTTACAACAAGGGCCGACGCGACGAACAAGCCGCAGTCGAAAATCTTTTGGAGTTTCTAGTCGTCAAGCAACTAATCGACCCGGCAACTTTGAACCTGCTAATCGAAGAGCTAACTCAGATTGACCGCAGACCAAGAAAGGAAATGGAATGAGCAACTGGAAAGACGAAGACGAAGTAACGACCACCTTCGGAACGATTCAACAGGTCAAGCAAGAAAACTACGTCCGGGGCTTCTATGACGGACTGGACAAGAAGCTAACTAGCAACACCGCTTACACCGACGGATTTAAAGCCGGGCAGCGCAACGAACGAGAGTATCTTCTCAGCTTCGTCGAAGACCACGAAGGAATGCCAATCGTCGTCCAAGACCTAGTAGATGAAATAAACGGACGCTACAAAAGGGAAATGAACGAACTACTGAAAGGGCTGGGACTATGACTAAGGCAGTTGCGAAGAACAAATACGCCGGATACACGAAAGGGCAAATGGAACAGCGCGAGCGGATTCTTCAAATGCTGGAAGAAGAAATTCAGCGGTTCGAGAAGCACCCTTACAAGCTAGGTTCCTTTGACACGCACGGAATCTATCTCGGGCTAAAAATCGCACACCTACACGTAAAGGAAATGAAATGGACTTAGAAACCAAACTTGACCTTCTGCTAATTGAGCTAGAAACCTACGGCGAAATGATAAAGGAATTAGAAAGGGATATGGTGGCGTTCAATGAGTGGCTTCAGACCGAACTCGAAAGATAAGAAAGAGCGAAAGCTAACGTTCGCATTCGCCCGGGGCTATCACCGCGCGACAATCGCAGAGCGGGAAAGAATAATCGCCGACCTGCTCAAAGACGCAGTAATAATCACAAATGTAGACGTCGAGATTTTAGAAAGGATTGTTGAAATTGTCGAAGGCTAAGCACCGCGGAAAGAGAAAACCGTTCTATCTTCGTCGCCAGCTTCTATGGCTTCGATACCGAATTCACTTCTTCTTTTTAGATAGGAAAAAACGTGGATAAGTTCCCGGAAGCTTTGAAGCTGCTAAACGACCAGAATCTAGTTTGGTCTGAAGACTTCGAAAGCATTAGAAAAAACCTTGCGTTGCTAATGGCTAAAGCTTGGGAAATGGAATACGCTGGACTGGAACCCGAACTCGGGAACTTGGCACTCAATCTTGTAAGGGGAACAAATGCTGGAAGACCTGAAGCCACCGCAACGGATTAGTAGTTGCGCGGTAAGAACGATACGGAACAAGCTAGAAAAGAAAGACCAAGAAATCCTAGACGGAGCGTTAGGCAATCCAGACTTCAACTCCGGAGCCTTAGCTCGGGAACTAAGCTCTAGGGGACTAAAGATTAGCGACGTTTCAATCCTGCGACACCGGAAGAAAGAATGCTCTTGCTAGACAACCTAGAACCAGCAAAGAAAGTAGAACCGACTCCGTTCGGTCGCCCGGGAGTAATTTTTGACGGCAATCAAGGCGAAGCAACAACTCCTTATTCAGAATCGCCAGCGAGCTTCGAAGAGTTTCTAGAAGCGGCTGGAATGAATCCAGAAGAGTTCGAAGTTATTGGAACTCCCCGGGTAAGCAAGTGGCAACAGAAAGAAGGCGGGGAATTCCTAACGTCTTTTCGATTTACCTTTAGAAAACGAATCAGCGGGATTGACCTGCCACTTCTCTACGCCGAAGCTAAGAAGGCTGCGAAGTCAAAGAAGCCAAAGCTAACGCAGAAAAGCGAGAAGGCTTTAGTGATTCTTTGGTCGGACTTACAGGTTGGAAAGGTAGACCACCGCGGAGGAACTGCCCAGCTAATCGAGAGAGTCGAACTAACAACGGCGAAGCTTATTCAACAAGTCAAGAAAGAAAAACCTTCGAAGGTTATCTTCTGCGACGTTGGAGATACTATCGAGAACTTCATAAACGCTAACGACGCTAACCAGCTTTTCACGAACGACCTCTCGGTTATGGAGCAGGTAGATTTGGCGACAACTCTAGCGTGGACAACCTTGCGCGCTCTATGCGAACACGTTCCCGAAATCATTTACCTATCCGTGGCTTCGAACCATTGTCAAATGAGAATAAACAAACAACGCGTAGGTAAGGGAACCGACGATTGGGGAATCCATATCGGAAGAACCTTAGCCCGGTTAGCTTCGGAAGTCGGTCTGCCAATCAAGTTCTTAGAGCCACAACCACACGACGAATCTCTAGCGCTAGATATCTTCGACGACGGCTTCCACGTTCTCGGACTTTGGCACGGACATCAAAGCCCGCGTCCAGACCAAGTTCCGACGTGGTGGCGTCAACAAGCCTTCGGCAATCAGCCTGTCGCAGCGGCGACAATCGGGGTGAGTGGACACTTCCATCACTTGCGAATCGTCGAGCTAGGTTCAACACCGCGCGGGACTTCTCGCTTCTGGGTTCAAGCTGCGACTATGGACAACGGCTCCGGCTGGTGGAAACGTCAAGCGGGAGAAGATTCTCAGCCGGGACTTGTGACCTTCTTCTTAGAAAAAGAAATCGACTTTACCGGAACGGTGTTCAAGCTATGAAACTACTAAAGGAATATCTGCGAGCGTTCAATCAAGGAAAAGAAATAGAACGCCTAACAATAATCAACTGGCTAGAAGAAGTAGACCAGATAGACGCGTTCGGAGATACGGACGTAAAGGGTATTATCGAAGCACTCAAAGAAGAGATTCACAAGCGAAGGGATTAGAAATGAACTGCGAACGTTGCGGAATGGAAGTTAGCGAAGCGGCAGTAGAAAGAAGAAAGGCAAGGGGAACCTATGACGGCAAATGCTCAGACTGCCGTAATGGAATGGCAACTGAAATCAAATACAACGGGACAGTCTGCCGTCCGTGGCGTGGAGAAGTAGACGAACACTTCAACCCGATAGATAGAAACCTAAAGCTTTATCTCCCGGGCTTCCGCACTTGCCTACACAAAGACTGCGTAAACAAAGAACACATAATTCAGCCGGACTACTCTCTAGAGCTAGAGCGCAACGACATTAGCTACCGAACAGGAACAAGAAGTGAAATGAAAGACTTTCTAAAGGAATCCGCATAGTGCCTACCTACGAATACAAATGCCCTGACTGTCCTATGACCATTACCATTACCCGAAGCGTAGAAGCTGAAGAGCATAAGCCCGGCTGCGCTAACTGCGCGCAAGTAATGGTTCGAGTCTTCGACGCTCCACCTATCCAGTTCAAGGGAAAGGATTGGGGGAAAGACTAATGGCCTTGATACGTTGGGGACTCGGAAGCCAGCTCTACATATTTGAGAATTGCGCTAATGAATACACCTGTTGCGATTGTGAAATAAATTCAGCGACCTCTAACTTCCCAGATAAAGAAAGCTTGAAGCAACATATAATCAGGCACAAACAAGTCGGACACGCGATTGGATTGGTTGGAAATACTGGAAGCTTTCAAAGCTACGACCAGCTACTCCAAGCAGTAGACGAAGACGACTTCTAATGCGTAAGTTCCCTAAGCCCTGCCGTATCTGCGGAGTCCTATCCCCCGAACCGCTCTGCGAACCGCATCAAGCCCAAGCCAAAGCAATTCACGAAGCTCGACGTTCTCAGCGCAAGGCAACGACGGGACAGTATGGCGGGGACTACGCACGACGGGCAAGGGCAGTCCGGGAGAACGCGATTGCTTGCCACTTATGCGGAGAAGGAAAAAAAGAAAATGACCCATTCGAGGCTGACCACGTAATTCCTGCCAGCTCCGGAGATACTGGACAACTCCTTCCAGCTCATAGAAGTTGTAATAGACGGCGTAGCAATAAGCCCCTGCCCGGTTCCCGCTAGATTGCTACCGCTCAGCTAGCTACACCCCCTACCGGCATTACCCGGGGACGGGCTATTTTCTGGGGATTTTTTCAAACGAAAAC